CGACAGTGCCATAAAGGGCCTGTGTCCAGTCACCCGCGAAGCCGATAACATCGGGAGTCGCGCCGGATCCAGATGTGCCGTCCTTGTAAGCTGCTTTTGCATAATGAGCGGGTGCACCGATCAGTCTCGGAACAACGCCATCTGCTACGCTGTTCACAAACAGTGGCCTGCCGGTAGAATCTACCGCGCCGAGCAGTTCGCCCTTTGCCTGAGGGGACAGAGCGAAACCATTGAGGATGCCGCCCGCAGTTGCGATTGCGGTATCAGCAGCAACCAGAGCCTTATACACGCTGTTACCAGTGCCAGAGATGCTCTGTGCGGTGACAGATGCCAGCGTATCGAAATTGGATCCGGGAGCGGTGCCGTGGAATACAGTTGCATCGAACTTAGCGGCAAGAGCCAGCGGAAGACGTGCAACCAGTGCATCATACAGAGAACCAAGATCTCTTGCGAACTCATCAGAGAACGGAACGATAACGGCGAGTTTGTACGCCTGCATGATCTTGGTGTTCAGCCCGGGATTACTTACGGGCTTTGCGGCTGTCTCATCTACCCAGTTCGCTTCAGGATCGGAAGTGATCACCGGGATGGTAAGGCCGCGGCCGGGGAGCTGGATCTGTCTCGCAAGGCTCATAACTGCGGACTGTTCCTGTGTCTTCTGCAGGATCTCAGCAGAGATATCAGTGGGAAGTGTAATATTTGTTCTGTTTGTGGAAATTCCAGACATGATAGTCCTCCTTTATTAGTTGTTAAACACTTGAGAAGCCCAAGAGCTGAACTGATCACGGGTTGAAGTCCCCGACGCGTTTTCGGGATTTCCAAGCGGCGACGGGCGGTTCTGACTCTTAGCAAACGCATGATATCCATCGAGGATTTTCTGCGCGTCTGCCTTCCATTCGGTTTCGTTAGTGCCGTTGATTCTTTCCGCCATATCAAGCGGCAGGCCCATGCCGATCGCGATTCTTGTTTTAGCCAGGTCGCTCCTGTATTTCTCGCCTTCGGCAATTTGCGTATCTTTATCGGCAATCATCTGCTCCGTCTTTGCCGCCGCATCTTTGAGGGTTGCGATCTCAGTGTTGAGGTCTTTTGTGAGCACCTCGATATCTTCCGGAGACTTCCAGCCCTTCGCCTTCATCTCCTCTTCGAACTGCCTCGCATAAGACTTGCGGTCGCGATCCAGCCGCGCCTTAATTGCTTCGTCAAATTGTTCTTGAGTTTCAATAACTTTGAATTCTGACATTGCTGTCCTTTCTCCCGATTACCGGTCGGTATCCGTAAAAATTGGTATTAAAAAAGCACCCCGATTAAGGGCGCTTTAGTAATATGCCTGTTGTTTTTTCTTCTCTGCCTTAGTCTCTGAGCATATCCAGTGCGCCAGGATCATGCTGTCGAGCAGTGCGATATCTGCGCCTTCCAAAGAAGACTGATATCCGAGGCCGCCGTTAGCCCCAATCTTCCGGCGTTCGCAGTTAGTAACAACCTGCGTCACTGCTGACTGGTGCATGTGTTGGAAACTGCCCTGTTCCATTGCCATGTCAAAAACGCTGTTTGCCTTGATGACTTGCGAAACATTGACCGTTTCCACATGCTTGATGCGCATCTGCTTCAATGCGTCCATCAGAACATCGATTCCGTTCTTGCCGTCTACGGCTGTCTTCCGGATGTCTGCCTTAGATAAGAAATTTACTATCCATGTAACACCGTTTCTAATCGGCTGACACCCGATGACTTCGCAGAAGATTTTCCCTTCTGTTGTCTTTACCGCAACAGCAAGAGCGACGTTTTCGCCGTTGATGCCGAACTTAACACCCGCGAAAAGCTGTCCCATGAATTTCGGCACCTTGTCGACCTGCAGCGCTTCCCACTCGTTTCGGCTGATTGCGGACTTCTGATTGTACTTAATCCAAAGTCCCAGACGCTGAATGTTGAAATCCGTGTTATCGTCACCAATCTCCGAGCGGATTTTGCGCTCGTTTAGGTGGTATCCCATTGACGGGTTTGTCTCATACCACAGATCTACATCATTAACGTCTGACATCTGCGGAACAGACCATTCAGCCCATCCCGATGCGTACGATTCACTCTGCAGTACCTTCTTGCGGAACTTAGGGAAGACGGTTCCTGCGCTGATTGCCGTCGGCGGAGTGCCGAACATTATCGTTTGCGGGTTTGCCGAGTCCGATACGACGTATTTGAGCGCCGTTTCCTGTTCGGGGGTGTATTCCTGCGCTTCATCAATGATTAGCAGGTCGTAGCCCTCTCCAAGCCCGCCTGTCGACGTCCTGGTGCGGAACTCTATTGCGCTGTCTTCCGTGTATAAGTGTTCTTTGCCGAACGCGCGGAATGATGACGTTATCGGAATGTCGCATTTACTGCACAGCCGTCCGAGCCTGTCCCATATGGAATGTGCCGTGCTCGCCCTGTGCGCCGTATACAGTATCCTCTCACCGTTTTTGAGCCCCCAAATGCACCTCGCAAGAGCCATTTCCGACTTGCCATTGCGTCGGGGAACGCTGTACCCGAATTTCTGGTGAACCCATAGACCGTCGTCGTCTACGGCCATAATGTCATAGGTGAGTGCTGTCTGCCATTCCAGCGAATCATGTTCTGATTTGTTATAAAGCTCTACAGCTTCAGGTCCTTTTGTATCTTTATAAGGCAGAATAACGGACACCGTCGGGGATTGTCTCCCGACTCTGTCCATATGCTATTCCTCCTTATCTCTCGCGGGATCCTTATTCCGAACCATAACGATCACCTCACATGTTTTTCCAGCCGCGCAGGCTGTTCGACCATGTATGTGTCTTGCCAACCTCGTACTCTATCACGCACCCGCATCCGGGATGACGTTCAAAACATCCGGCCTGCAAAGCCTCTTTATAATTGGTCCAGTCACCTTCTCGAGCAAGGCACCACTGGCACGTATCTTTGCCGCCATGCAAACCAACATCGTCATACTTGCGAGAGATGTGCACATTCAATCCGACGTTTGATTGCGCTTCCGCATTCAATCGCATAGATTCATCAACAACCTTATTGGAGTGATTTACAACAAGATTCTCAACGTATTCGCGCGTAAACTGTTGCGAATCAACGATCGTTCGCGCGATGTCGCGTGCAAGCTCTGAGTTAAAATCAGCGTCAAGGATGCCAAGATTAACGCCTGCCTCCCGGTTTACATTTCTTTGCACCTGCCGAAAGACTCTCGCAACTTCATCATGATTCGCCTTAAGCGTCATCATAAATAGCTGTGTTGCGTCCTCTTCCGTCAGCCCTGGAATATCGACATACTCAGCAATAATATCCGCAAGCGTCTTTCCGGTTCTCCGTGCGTACTTCTGCAACGACGCAAAATCAGAAATACCTTTTGTCTTGATGGACCCTATTCTATTTTCGTATATCCTTATGATCTGCTTGATGTCCATATCAGATTCCTGTCAGGTCTCTCATCTTGGATTCAGTGAAATAATCCGGGAATGCTGCCTGAATCTTTCCAACCGCGTCTCCGATTGCGCCAAGCGTGCTAACATCTGGCTCAAAAATAGGCTCCCATGACACTTTTGTACGCGCCACCTGATTGCGCTTATAATCCATGCTATCACGCAGGCACGCCGCAAGATAACCAGCGTTCACAAATCCTGTTCCAAGCGTCCTCTGTGCTTTTCGCGCCGTCAGCCTGAGCGTCTCATGCGATGCCTTAATTGCATCACTGCTCGAAGGATTTGCAGACGGGAATCCAAGATCGTCCAACGTCAGCCCGGTTTCTCCTGCAAACAAGCCGGCAAACATTCGAAGCTGTTCGGTGTGCGGAGTCATACTCTGCTGCTGGAACTGGCCGACAACAGGATGGTCTCCATCTTCATCCTTGTCGATTCTCAACATCGCAGACATCATAGCCTGCCATTTCTCCATGCGTTCTGCGTCCGGATCCATGCCAAGGATATATTTCTGAGGATAGCTATAAAACTCGGCCGCAATCTCTGATCTCTTAACAGTACGCGCCGCACTGTCCTGATAATCCATGCATGCTCGCGAAATGCGTGAATGACCAAACGGCCTCTTTGCATCAGGACGATAGATCACCGGAACAAGCAGAGGATATGGTGCCGGATGGTCGAACGTTGATACATGCACCCCATCCTCGTACACCCTCGTTTCGTGTGGAAGCAGATACACTTCCACCTTAGGACGCCCGGTCAACTTATCAGACTCCAACACAGCATAGCCCTCTGTGAGCATGTTGGTAATCGGATCAATAATGCCGGTCGCGTCACGCCCATCAATGACGCGCATCTGAGGGGATCCTGAATCATCCTGCGAGATATAAATAAAACTGCACGAACAGATCAACGCGCCGAGCACAGCAGAATCAGCCAGGACGTCAAGATTATTCAGCGTATAGATGTCTGTGATTCCATACGTGTCATTATCGAATTCACGTAGTACGAGCCTGTCAGCAAGACTGTCCACAGCCTTACCGCACCACCCAAACGACGACATCCAGCCGCGCAGTTTCGGCGGAGTACTGATCTCCATATCTTTTGCGAAATGTTTCATCTCATAGAATCTATATCGCAAATCTATTCTCCCGCGCTTCTGGGCTAATTTATTGCGCAGGTATTCGATTCCTTTGTATTCCGGCATTTCTGTTTTACCCCGTGGAAGATAGTGACGGGAGTAAAGCGTCTGACTTCTTCCAATTACATTCAAAATGAGCTAGCTTAACGTTTGTCCATGCGTGTAGACCGCCCTTCGCGATAGGTATCATATGGTCTATCGATGGATATGCGGGACCGACCGATTTGTCGGTTTTATCATTCCAATCACATTTCTTCCCGCATAAATAACAAACGCCAGAATCCCGTCTATACAAGGCTTCCAGCGTAATGTCTTTGTCAACTAACTGACTCTTCGGTATTCGTTTGTGCTTATGGGCGCGCGCCAATTTCTTGCCACACTCTTTACTGCATGTCTTTTGAGCGGGATTATAAGTTTCGTATTCCTTCCCACATACTATGCAGAAATCTTTTCTATGATTAGCTTCCTTTCTGGCTTCTCTGGCGATGCGCCATTCTTCAAGCTGATTTTCATAGGCTTCTTTTCTTGCCTGCCGTTCTTGTTCGCGCCTTTGTTCCAACTCCCGCTTTAAGGCTTCTTGTTCGGCAAGCCATTTTTGATAATTATCTTCTGAACCATACTTACGGACGATATAGCGTTTATGTTCTTCTTCTGGCGTCCGCTTTTGCGTTGAATCACGCTTGCGACCTTTGTCGCGTTCTATTCCATAAGCTTTTTTACATACGTCGGAACAAGTCTTCTTATGCGGGAGCCATGTAGTAAATACTTTTCCACATACAATGCACTCTCTTGTATATTCTTTACTCCCTCGCATTCTGCGAGAACGCTCTCTTGCATATTCGGGATTCTGTTTGAATTTATCTGGATATTTCTGCCGATAATCTTTTAAGTAATCTGGATTTGCTTCAAGCCATTTGTCATGTCTTGCCCGAGCCGCTATCTTACGGCAAGCATCTGAACAATACTTTGCTTTGCCGTTTCCAGTAAGATAACCAGACCCGCATATTTCACAAGTCTTTAATATTTCCATTATTTATTTACCTTTCAGTGAACATAAAACACATACAGTGTGAATTTTTGAGCA